CTATTGCAGGATTGCATGACGAGTTAGTGGCGAATCAGTTCGCTAATGTAACTTTGATAAATCCAGCGATAGATAGGTATCTCAAGTTTTACAAGACTCACCGGGGTAATTATGGCCTAGGTGATCCTACTGAACTGATTAGAGTCTGGGCGTACACTCCTCATGCTAAGATGAAGGAGAGAGTGAGAGGTTTTAAGCAGTACATGTATTATGGTGATCGTGTAAGTCACAAGAACATCAAGGAAGTCGAGTATAAAGGCAAGCCTGATGAATTCTTGGCGGCGAATAAATATTTGCGAGGGACTGGTGATTTAACGGTCCTTAGCTCGTTGGTTGGGGGATTTATGATGGATATGATAAAGGATTGCTTAAGTTATTATTACTCACCTGCTCCAAGACATCGAATGCGTTTTGTTAAAACGCCACAGAAGTCCGAGCTACAGGAGGTGTTCGATAATCTACTGGAAGATTCTGGGTTGTCCGAGTTTTATTATTTCTCAGATGATAGTTGCATAAAGATTAAGTGCACGGATGGTTATGTCCGTGGCAATCTTGATATAACAGCGTGCGATGGAAGTAATTATTCTCCCATATTCAATATTCTTAGAAACCTTATGGAGGTTCAGAATTATGAGTGGGAGATGATACTCAAAGCAGTGTTTGATCAATGCAAGCTACCATTTTTTGTTAGACACCCAGTGACTAGGAAGAAAGTCGGAAAATTTAAGTGTAACGACATGGTTCTATATTCAGGGAGTACGTTGACTACTATGATTAATAATATAGCAAACTCAGTGATATATTTGAGGATTGTAGAGCGATGCTTCCGGAATGGTGAACCCATATTCAGCAAAACAGAGATTGGGGATGCGATTAAAGATGCAGCCAAAGAGATGGGGTTTCTAGTACGTTTGGACGTCTGTGAGATTCCAGAGGATTTGCAATTCTTAAAACATTCTCCACATAATGGAGTTCCTATAATCAACGCTGGCGTATGGTTTAAAGGTTTTGGAACATGTCAAGGTGACATTCCTCTACCTAGAAAGGTAGGTTCCTTAAACTATAGGTCGTATTTATTTTGTTGCGAGGTGGTTGAAGGTCGTCAGAATTGGGGGAACACCCCAATTAGAGATGCGTTTAATAGAGCGTATCCTAAATCTAAAGTTAAAGTTAGATATTCTGAGGACACCAAGACCATTGGTGATGATGAGCGCAGGGTGGGGCTTGAATCGTTGTGCAGAAGGTATAGGTGCAGCGAGGCTATGTTAAGTAATTTGTTAGACAGTATTGATCATGGAGTGGAAATAAGGCACCCAGTTCTTGATATAATAATGGCTAAGGATTATGGCATGTAGTTACGTACAATACCTCTTGATGGCTTTCCCAAACCATCAAGTTGTGATCCTTATAAGA